GTTACATCTGTTTCTTCTGTAAATGATGGTAAAGATACTAAAAAAGATGATGGCGAATAAGTAACACTAGAACCAGATATTGAAGATGTTAAACTAAATCCACAATCGGTTATATTTACTGGTGTTGCAAAACCAATAGTAATGAGATGGATTGGTCTTATCTCATTTGTCGCTAATTCGTTTTTTACTGCTGTTGTTAGTGTTCTCGCCATAGTCCTCGTAATAACTTCTTGTTATGCTTTCTGTACCTTTTATCATGGTAAAATTAAATTTACTATCAGGTTTTTTATACTCTTTTAAATCGTTTAAATTAGTATCTATCTCATCTTCATTGACAATAGCTGTAGCTTCAAACTCTGCACTAACTAAATGTGTTATCTTGTATTTTTTCATTATATGGATTCTTCAACATCAATCTCAAACTGATATAAAAGGTTTCCATCTTTGTCAGAGCCAACAACACCAAACTCTTGTATGTCATTAGTAAGATGAACTGTAAAAGGTATATTATCATAACTTACAGTTTCGTCATTTGCTAAATTAGAAATTAAAGGTGGCTCTATTGTAACTGTAGCCGCACCTGATGAACTTGTTACATCTGCAACAACCATATAGACTTTTGTGTGTCCATTAAATTTTATAAAATCCCCAACTCTTAAACGATTAGCTGTATCTGCCGCAAATCCATCAATAGCAATAGTATTATCTCCAGCAGTATGACTTCCATTTACAGCTAATGTTCCTGTTTCTACACCTCTTGCATCTTCAACTTCTGGTGGGATTATTGTAAAGTTTTCTTTACCTGATCTTTGTTTGATAATAAAACCCATAAGTTCGCCATATATATCTGATCTTTTTCCTACAATTATTTTAGCAGTAAAACCAAATCTTTGATTATCTATTTGTCTTGAAAGTTTTTTACCTGATAATGATTTTGAAATAATTGTATTTTGAACTGATTGAATACCCATAGTTTCAAAACCAGCACTTGATATTGGAAAAGCACCTGACATTATACTAACTCCCCTCTGCCTTTTTCAGTTAAAGCATTATTAATTATTGATGTTATTGTTCCTCTGTTTTCTACTAAAGCTTGGTCAAACCCTCTTGAATCTATTGTATTAATATTAAAATTAACACTTACTGAACCACTTGATGTTCCTCTAGCTGATTGTTGTATTTGTCCTGTTGAATTTGGTACAAATAATTCTGCACCTCTTTCTCCAACTACAACTGGTTGTCCTTTCGAAACTGCACCGCCTTTAGCAAAAGATGGTAAGAATGATAAAGCTGAACTTGCAAGACTTAAACCAGTATTTTTTCTTAATTCTTTACCTTGTTCTCTTAAAATTTTTAATTTTTTCTCTTGTTGCATTACACTCATTTGTTCTAAAACTTGTTCAACTTTAAGTAATAAAATTCTTTCAATAGTTTTAGATATAACTTCAACCAATATTGATTGTGCAATTTCTTTTAAACTTGTGTTTAATTGTTTGCCTAATACTAATGTTTCGGCAAAAGCTTTAGATATTCTTTTGACACCACCATTTATAGAAGCAACAAGTTCTTTAGAAATGTTAAAACTTTGATTTTGTTTTTTTATAATTTCTAGTGATTCTTCTAAAATAGTTTTTGCTTTGACTAAACCAGCAGATAATTCTTGTGCCGCTTCTGAACTTTTTATAATTTCAACTGTCAAAGGTATATCTACACCTAATGCTCTTAAAAGATTTTCTATTTGTCGTCTTACAAATCCTACAGCTTGACCGATACCTCTTACTGCTGTTGCAAATGCTTTAACTGCAAATGCTAAAGTTTTTCCAATAGCTGATGCAATAGCTTCTATATCTCTTGCATTTCTTTCAAGGAAAGCATCTAAATCTCCAAATGCTTTTTTAAGTTCGTCAAAAAATTGTGCGTTTGCTACATTCTTTTTAAAATTAAAAAGTTTATCTCCAAGCATTGATAAAGTTCCAGTAAATGTTGTAGATAATTCTTTTGTTGCTTCTCCAAATTTACCGCCTTTACCAAAAACTCTTTCAAATGCTTTTATAGTATCTTCTGCTGTTACAGTTGCACCAGCTTTGAATCCAAGCATATCTCTAACACCTTTTTCTCTAAAAATGTCTGCCGCCGCTATACCACCAGCAAATGATCTTTGTATTTGTTCGCCAGTAGTTCTAAAATCTAATCCTGTTACTGCCGCAACATTACCAGTTATTTCTAATATTTTTGAAAGTCTATCTGCATCTCCAGCTACAACTGCAAGATTACCTGATGCCGCTTGAATCTCATCAAGTGAAAAAGGGACTCTACTGGCAAAATTTGCCATTACATCAAAAGCTTTTGCACCCTCTTGTGTACTGCCAAATAATTGTTTTAGTCTTACTTGTAAATCTTCAACTGTTTTTCCTACATCAACAAATTGTTTTATAACTAAACCAGCACCTATTCCAACCAAAGCACCTTTAACAGATAATACAGCATTTTTAAGACCAGCTAATCTACCTCTAATACCATTAAAAGCTTGTCTTGTTTTATCTTGTGCAAGTATATTTATTTTAAGATTCTGTGCCATTTATCTATGTTTGTTTTTGTTAATCATGTGTTGGTTTTCTTCTTGTTCATTCAATAGATAACCAAGCCAATGATTATACTCCCAAACTTCCATTTTTAAAAGTTCAGATAAAGATATTTTTAACCTATCGGCAACTATAAGTAAATTTTTTAATTCAGGATTGGATTTTAGTTTTTTTTTACCTCGTCAGGATTAATAGCTTTTACCATCTCTGTGGCTATCCTTGACAAAACATCAGAATCAACTTTGTGCATTAAAGGTATTTTATCTTCAATAGTGAATAATTTTTTACCATCTTTATCTATAGCTTTCATAATAAGTATATCTGCTAATATACTTACATCATTCATATTGTCTGATTTCTTAAATAATTTATTTTTTTCAGATAAATTTATTGGATTCCAATAGATAATACTTGGATTACCAGCTTCATCTTTCCATTCTTCAATTTCAATAGATTGGACACCTAAAGACTCAAAATGAGATTTGGCTCTGTCTATTAATTTCATAAATTAATATTAGACAGTTCCTCTCGTTAATGCACCAGTTCCTTGAAATGTAATTGATCTTGTAACTACTGCGTCCATAGCATTATTAACTGACATTCCTGTTACAATACCTGACCCTGTAAAACTTTCATCTCCTGAAGTTGCACCCTCTGGTAATAAGATAAAAGCAATAGAACTTCCAGCAGTTAGTGTTTGTTGTGGAGAGTCAGTTTCATCATAACTCATTTCAAGAGTTCCTGAAAATGATGTTCTTCCAGCCAAGAATGATTTTGTTGCATCTGATAATTGTGTATCCTCTACAACATCAGCAGTAGTTTCTAATGTGAATCCTGTCAATTCTCCGATTGCAGTTCCACCAGCTTTTACTACTCCTTCTTTTCCGTGATGTGTTGCCATTTTTTACTTTCCTTTTTACTTGTTGATTGTTTATCTTGTTCTTGCTTCCAACCTAAACTTATAAAATTATCTAGTTGAGTTTCGTTAATAGTTATCTCATTACCATCTTTATATAATTTAATGTCTTTAGCCATAAATCCTTTTATTATTTTTCTTCTTCTTCGTCAATATCTTCATCATCTAATTCTTCTTCAAAATCCTCATCTTCATCTTCAAATTGTTCTTCTTGTTCATCTCTTAATTCTGCTAATAAATCTTTTACTTCCTCACACATTAGACTTTCTTTATCGTGTAACTTTTCTATTGAATCTATTTTTTTTTCTATTTTATCAATGATTTTATCTTTGTTCATACTATCCTTATGGTGTTCCAGCTTGATACTCGTAAGTACATCTTATAGTCAGCCTGACCCCACCAATAGGGAATAGAGTCCCCTCGTCAGTTTCAACAGATATGACTTCTGTATCAAGTGCATTTCCATTTCTAGTAATATCAGATTCTACTTCAGTTTCAATAGCAGTAATCAATTCATTTCTTTTTGTATCAATATTAACTTCTGCACCTTTAACAAAACCTAATACAAGAAAATCAATAGTACCAATTCTTGTTTTTGCACCACTTCCTAATTCTTGATCTTCTCTTGTTTCTTCTGATGTTTGCACAATAACTGCTGGATATTGTTTGTCTGACAATTCGTCTAAATCAAAAGGTTGTCTAGTTGCTTTTTTAATTGTTATCGGAGAAGATATACCAGAGATTGTAGATAACAAATTTGATGCAATATTTTCTCTTGTACTCATATTTTAAACTTCCTTAATTCTTTTTCTACAAATCTATTGAATTGCTTACTTATAATCTTTTCTGTTCTAGTATTAAAGCCAAAAAATTTTCTTTTAGGGTCAGTAGTTACTTGATTAAAAAAAGCTTTATCTATTTCATCTTTTCTACTAAAGGCAAGAGAAACTTTATGTTTTCCTGTTTTTTTTACCATTGATGGAGTTAAAGCACCTAACATTCTTCCAGTATAAAATAAATCTACTGCTGTTGGTTTTCCCTCTCTTTGTAATAATTTTAAATAACCCTCTGAATATGGTGCAAATCTTCTATCGTTAAAATCAATACCTTTTTTGGTTTTAGTTCTAATAATATCAACTAATTGAAACCCAGCTTGTTTAACACCTTTGTCAATAATTCTTGGTAATACTGCACCAAACTTTTTAAATTTAGCTGATACTTGTTTTTGATTTGTTTTAATATTTAGATTGACAGCCATTATCTATTCAATCTTCTAAAGCCATGTAAAGGTTCTCTTTCACTTGTAGATATTGTTCCACCATCATCACTATCATACTCTACACCATCTTCTAGGATTGATCTAAATTCTCTATTGTATTCTGAAAGATAATATTCTCCCATTCTTTCAAATCTGTCTTTTTCTGTTTCTGGTCTAAATTTAGTTAGTGCTGGTAATAAGAATCTGCCAAGAAATAAATAAACACCAGCACGTTCAAACTGATCTAAATTTACTTTTGTGTTATCCATCTCAACAGTATTTAAAACTGTAATATCTGTATAGACATTTGTTTTATAAGTTGGAAACCACTCTATTCTTAATTGTCGTAAAATATCATTTGTAGTTTGTGTAAAATAATTAGTAGCTTCTGTTGAACCAGATGCAATACCAAAGTCAAAAACATCAGGTTGATACTTTGTTACATCACTTGCAGTTATTACATTTGCACCAGTAAAATTAGCCATGACATTTACCTATAAACCAATCTACAAATTTCTTAATCTTTTTTTTTAGTTTTTTTAACATTTTTTTTCTTCTTTGGTTTTAATTGTACTACTTTTTCTACAATGTCAGATATTTTAGATTTTTTAATTTCTGTTTTTACATCTTCAAGAGGAGTAAAACCTCTCATTTTAAAATGTTTTATATTTGCTTCGTATTGTATTTTTGATCTTAAAATGGTTTTTTTTCCATTTGTTAATTTTATCATGTCGTCCATAGTTTTCTCCTAATTAGATGTGAGGGCAAAACTGCCCTCACAAAGTATCCAATTATTATTGGATTGATGAGTCTGCTTCAACTTCACAACCTTTAGAGTCATCTAATTCGCCAACTCCATAAACTGCTGTTGCAACAATCTCGTCTGCTCTTAAACTCGCATCTCTTTGAGTTTCGATTTTCAAGTCTTGCATCATTGCTAGACCTAAAGCATCAGCATGGAATACACCACCTTTGTAATCTCCAGTTGTTCCCGGATTATTACCTGATGAGTCTGCTATGTTTGATGTTTCAAAAATATTCACACCAGCTATTTGACCTACTAAACCTGATCTTAAAGCTTCATTACCAACACCCGGATTTGGGTTAGCAAATGTGTTTGT